GGCACAAACGCATATGATAAATCACGTGCGATTGAACATGTCCGCGGGAGGTGGAACCCCCCGGAGGTCGAAAGACCGTCAGCACCGTTCCCCCTTGGTTGGGGGGCGTAGGCGCGATCCGGTCCCACGGCCGGACGTTGAGTTTGAGGAAGCTCAACGTCCGACCAGGATGCGTGCCTCTCACTTCTGGAAGAAGTGTGACGAAGCACTGGTGGATACCTTTACTCTCGCTGGCGTTCACGTCAGCAGAGTCCTGCAGGTGGAATGTCCTTGCACTAATGTGCCGGATTTAGTTTCGCTCTTGAAGTCCTGGGTGGCCTATTGGCTACCCTTGGTCCTCGGAGACGAGACCCCACCCCAGAAACTCACCGACCCCTACTCACTCCTCAACGGCCCTTTCAGGTCATTTTGGAGGAACAGGATGACGGGCAAGGGGAAGCGGCGTCGCCTCTCCCTCGCTGCCTTGATGTTGTACAGTAAGAGATTGTTCCCTGCTCTACCCGAGCAAATGGTGGAGGAGAAGATCAGTGACTACGGTAAGGCTTTGGCCAGACCGGAGCCCCAGGTTTACCCGTTCCGCCGACAGATTGAGGACTCCATTCTGGAGTCCGTGGATGAGGTTGGCCCCTTTGAGGCATCGTACCTACGTGCGTTTGCCCCGAGTACCTCCTCCTGCTTCGAGTCTTCTCGTCGCGAAGGGGGTCTTCAGGGATTCGTACGAAAGAACGTGCTCCAGGACCTGATGGTAGAACACCCTTATCTGGGTACAGTCGAGGAGCTGGCTGACAAGATGTCAGACGGAGATCTGGCGCTGACCAATTGGTCAGCTGTTTGGGTGGAGGTTCTTGAGCAGTTGCTCAAGAGCGCTGAGGTCCTGGACGATGAACTGGACAGTTACACTGCGAGGGTTGCCGGTATACCGGAACCCCTTAAAGTGCGACTTGTTACCAGACAGTCCTGGTCCCTTACGCTTCTTACTCCCATCCAAAAGGCTTGGCATTCTGCCATGCGTCAGAACCCCATTTACCAGCTCATCGGCGGTGTATCCGTGGCGCAGGCCCTTTCGGGTCTTCGCCTAGAGAAGGGTCAGAAGTTTGTCAGTGGTGACTATGAGGCCGCCACGGACAACATCTACCTCAGGTACACCGAGTTCGCCGCAAAGGCGATGCTCGAGAGGACCAAGTTTATCCTTCCTGTCGGTGTGGAGGGCTTTGAGCCCCTTCTTCGGAGGATTGCCCTGCGCAGTCTTACCGAGATTACGGTGGACCTGGGTAAGAGTGGTGGACTGATTCCCGTAACAAGGGGTCAGATGATGGGTCATATCCTGTCTTTCCCGCTTCTCTGCTTGCTCAATCGGTCGGCTTCATGCCTGGCCATTCCCCGCTCGCGCTTTATGCGCGTTAACGGAGATGACGTTCTCTTTCCAGCTTCGGAGCCTGAGTACTCATCCTGGAAGGTTTCTACCTCCCATGTGGGTCTCAAGTTCTCGCTGGGGAAGAACTACTACTCGCGGGACGTGGCTCTGATTAACTCAGAGTTCTTCACCTGGTCGAAAGACCTGGGCAAACTCGTACGGCTTCCCGTCCCAAATGTGGGCCTCCTGGGTTACCAGAGGGAAATGATCGACCCGGAAACGGGCGCTCAGATCCTTCCCTGGGACCAGTACGGTTCCATTTGGAGGGCGTTTGAGTCCACGCTGCCTGAGGGTAGCTGGGCTTCTGCGTTCCGGCTGTTCAAAAAGAGATACCCTTCTCTCGAGAGCTTTCCTGGTCCCCTTGTGGGTCCTCGAGAGCTCGGCGCGTTGGGTGGGGAGGTTCCTCCTGGCTGGACATTCAGGAGGACGGAGCTTCTGTGGATGGAGGCTCATAGGCGCGGTCTGTTTGATTTCCGTGAGGGAGTCATGTCAGACTACTCCCGAATACAGAAGAGGTTTCACGACCTCCTCCGTAAAGAAGGAGATGATCTCGTTTCCTGGGGAACTCCCCCGGGGAACTTGACCATGCCACCTGTGAACATCTATCCGGACCCGTATCGGCGAGGTGGCGGGTATGCAGAGCGTGTCATGCCCCTACGTCGTTGGCTGATCAAGCCTGTCACCTTGAAAAAGGCGACGGTGTTTGGCCGCCGACGATGGAGGAGGTTCCTCCAGGAACCCAGTTCGAAAGGACTGGGCCCTCTGGGGGAAGCGCTCTGAACTCGGTCATCACTAACACGTGGTCGAGCCCCCGCAGGATGTGGTACATGGTGAGGCAGTACCGCAAGGTCTACCGTGACGTTTCTTCATACTTCCATGAGATCTTCCGCGAGCTTTAGCCAGTATGGCGCAAGTTAGAGGCCGAACGGCTCCTGCCTCACGCGTAACGGCCCCGCCAGATGACGGTGGCACGAAGTATAATCTCATGGCAAACCAGAAACAGAAGGGTCAGCGCACCCAAAAGCGCAACAACGTCCAGGGAAACCGTAGCTCTCGTTTCAGTAACGAGGCCGTGGGATCCGGGATGACTGCTGGTAACTCGAGGGTGATCAGCTCGTACCGTCGCTCCCCCCGTATGACACGGGGTGCCGATGGTTCTCTCCGTATCTGTAATACCGAGCGGATTGCCGCTCCAGTGTTTACAGATAATACAGTGGTTGCTGCCTTTCGCAGCATTAACCCTTGTAATGCGACCAACTTTCCTTGGC